TGTACGACTCGCTACTGTAACGGTACAACTTCTGGCTCCGAGAGGAGTAGCAACGGGAACCGCAGTATAGGCAACCGCCGCGTTTTCATACGCATGAGCGCCCCAGTAGTTGTAAACCTGAGCTACGGCATTGGCATACTTATAGACCCTGCCGTCCCATGTTAAGAGACGGGTTCCGTAAATATACCGCTGAGTCGTCTCTACGGCGTAAATGCCGAGAACGTTTTCCCCTGTGTAATCTATTGGGTCCGAGTGATAAGGGAGAGGCCCAAATGGTAATGTGAATTGTTTACTCATGGTAATCTCCTTTCTTTCTTATTAGGCCGTATCGAGCGTAATGCCGACGACGGCGGGTCCCTCAACTCGTGTTGCTCCGATACTGAGTGTTGAGAATACTTGTATGGAGTCGCAGAGGTCATTTCTGACGCTCACGCTTACACTGGGTTCCTCGGCAATCGCCAGAACTATAGCGTTCTGAGCAAATGCCGCACACTTCGTCGCGCCCGTATCCGTATCGTCAGCGGGAAGCCTCGTGGACTTGATGAACTTGAAGCCCATGTACGAATCAATCTGGCCCTGGGCAAGAGCTTTGACCGTGTTGTAGTCCGAGCTCTTGACTTCGGTGAGATTGAGAAGCTGGTTGACATTGTGCGGGTTGGTGACGAAATACCGTGGCCGTTCGTCGTCAATTTCTGCGTCGTCAAGGAGTTCCTTGCAGGTCAGCAGCTTGGCGATCGTAAGGCCCGTCTCAGTTGTGTTACTGAAGTCCGAGCCGGCGGCGCAAATCACGCCGCTTGACTCAACAAGACGGCTCTCGCCGACATCGTGGAAATTGATGGTCGTAGCCCCGGTGTGTCCACCGTAGGCCGCGCCGAACAACGCCGCGATTATCACGTCGTCAATGGCCCTCTTGAGGGAAAAGACCTGGTTCTGCGTGTACACGCTTTGCGGGTCGATTAGAAGTTTCAGTTTATCCGGCTTGTCAATTAAGTCAGCCGGGACAATGTAATCGGCCATCGAGAGCTTGCGCCTTGAATGCTCGGCGTCTGAAATCGGTGTCTCACCGTGCCTTGCACCCCTGAGCTGGGCGTCTTTAGGGCCGATTCGTTCTACGTACATGGTGTCGCCTACGACCGGTTCCATACGGCAAGTTCCTCGTAACACTGACTGTTTCTGCTGAGACAGTGAAACAATGTTAGCCGTACAGCGGTCGACAAACGCCACCGGGATTTGAAGACTCATCGGGTCAACCTTTCAATTTACTGTTAAAGAACTCGGAATGATTGTCTCCAATGAGGTTCAATCCTGCCTATCGCTGGTTAGCGGGTGGTTTACCACCATCTTCCGGTTCCTTGCGGTTGACCGATAAATCTCTATTTGATATATTCAGGACGCCCTTGTTGCTTGTTAATCTGTTGCTGCAACTTGAGGGCTTTGTTTATAGCTTCTTGATGGAGTTTGCCATACCCCGTAAGATATTCAGGAGATTTCTCTATTTCATGCAACTGGTCTTCAAGCGGCTTCCCCCCCGTCTCGCCCATGACCGCGCGACCTTCACCCGTCGCCTTGCCGACGTTCACAAGAAACTTCCTGAACAGTGGCTTTAACTCGATATGGTCCTTACTGTTTATTCCATCCCCGTAATCCGCAGGAGCAAACAACTTGACTATATCCTCTTCAGTCCAGCCTTCGGTGAACCTGCGGACAACAGTGTCAATATAATGGCTGTTCGTCTCGTAATCGGTGTTCTCGTCCATGAGAATCTGCTGATTGACCTTCTTGCGCTCGTCTTCTTCGGCCTTGGTGTATTCAACTTCCATAGACTTCAGTAATCCGTGAACGCGCTTCATTACCGAATCTACCTGGCCCTGAGTCATATTCAGCTTGTTGAACTCGTCAAATATCTCATTGATGAACGTATCGGGAATGTCGTACATTTCAAGATCGGTGGGTTTCTCGTAGAGATACTTATCGGGTACACCCGTAGCCCTGCGCCATTCCTGAATCTCGAAGGGACTTGACTTATCGGTAATGGGTATCACGCCCTTCTTACCAAGCATCTTGGCCTGGTTCCCGGCAGTCTTCAGAAGCTCCTTAACGTCCGTATTGAAGGGACTGTCGTAGAAATGCTCGTTCCTTAATTCTTCGGGGAGCAGGGCGTCCTTCCAGCCATCTTTGTACGTCCCGTCCGGGTTGATAAAACTCTGGTCGCTTGTCGCTGGCGGTGTTACTACCGGCGGTGTCGTTAATTCGTCAGGCATTATATCTCCTCATGTATAGCTTTATTGTCTTCTGTTGCAGTCAGGTTCCGGTCTATCTCCTGATGGATAAATCGGATTACGTAGTTCATTCCCAAATTGAAGCAAGTCTGACGCTCGTTGTCCGAAACGTACAGGCCGCTGCCTTTCAACATGCACTTGCCATTCAATACATCCAATACCTTCTGACCGTGTTCGGACCCGAAAGTATTCTTAAACGCCATGCTCTTTGCTATCTGCTCGTTGGTCATTCGTGGCTCATTCCATTTTTACAATATTCATCCCACGTCAAAACTCGATACCGTGGCTTGAGGTTCTGACGTTTTAGATACCTGACTGTTTTCCATTTCAATATAGTTCCCGTAATCCACTTCATCCGTGGACCCCGGTAATCGTTCCCGCATTGGCGCTCGCGTAGAACACCCGCTTGGCCTTCTTGCCATATTTCTTTTTCATTGTTATCTTTTTGCCCTTTTCAGTCAGAGGCATTATGCCACCCCCGCCATCTGCGAAGCCGGAGAACCTTCCTCCGCTGACTTCTGAGTGTTCTTATATGCCTGTGACTCGGCCTGCATCTGGGCCATTTGTTTCATCAACTGTTCGGTTTGTTGGCGCTTGGCGCGAAGCTCTTCCATTTCCTCCGGGGTATTCAGATGCTCGGCCTTCATACCCATCGCAATAGCAACATCAGGTATAGTGCGGGGCACGTTGATAATGTCCCGTATCTCAGGATACAATTCCTTGAAGTTGTCGGCGAACTGCGAGAACTGCACGAACCCGCGGGCCTGGTACTGTTTTGCAGCCAGCGCCAGTTTGCCCATGTATTCAATGCCGAAGGCTTGCCCGCGAAGCTCCGCCGGAGGCGCAGGAATCCTGCCGTTACGCAGAAGCAACAAAACAACGCGAGTTAGTTGCGGTGTGAAATGCTCGCTTTCGATATTTGATACCGCAGAAACTAACTGGTCAAGTCCCTCCTGGTTCCTCAACTCCAACTCCAAAGTCACGCGCCTGTCGCCCTTGAGCGACCTGAACTGAGAGAATATGTCGTTGTAAAAACCCTCGTTCTTAATCATGTTCTGATAGAACTGAAGGATTTCCATAGTCACGGGGAAATTGCCTGTAATCCCGTTGCCAACAGGCACGATAGAACCCACCTGACTGACGTAATTCTTCGCATCACCTGACAGGTCAACTTCGTCGTTCTCCACATTGTCCCTGACGACTTCCAACGGAAAACGGTTGAACCTGTTACCCATTTCAATCAGGTCTTTGTGCATCTGCTGAAGGTCTTTGGTAAGGGACAGCATCGCCATGCCCCGGCCCCTGCCGTATTTGTCAGTACTCAATTCCCACCGCGATACCGTATAGGGCTGTTCATCGAAACCGCTTTCCTCCACGACAATTTTTTCCGGCACATTCACGAATATGCTCTCGTAGGGCATGTTCAGGCTATCTACAAGCCAGCGGTTTCTTCTGATTCTCGGTCGGACGATGTGAATAAACTCGAAGACTTTACTCTCGGTCTTCAATTCACTTGCCGCTTCGATGACCTTTTGGCCGGGATTGGAAAATTCCTCGCATAACTGCCTCGCGGTCTTACTGAACTTCACCGATACGCAGTCGGGCACTCCCCTTGAGTTTTCCTTGAAGACAAACGACCCTATGTGCATGTTCTTGAAGTTCAACGAACCCAGGTTGGCAGAAAACTCGCTGTAAGAATTCGCCGGCCCGAACGCCAACAGGCCCTTTACCGTCTGCTGAAGCTGCTGCATGTAGTTCGAGGAAAACAGTTCATCGTGAAGAACCTGCGTCGCCACTGCCGTCCAGCGCTTCGCAACGTCCAGTTCGGCCATGTCCCTGTCCATCAGCCGTATCCCGCAGAATAATCTGTCTTTGGGTATCCAGTTGGCTATATATCCCGCAGCGGCCTTATCAAGCGCAAACAGGGAAGTAGGATCGCGGACATCCAGAGAAAGGTCGGAGCCCGGACTTCGGATTATGGTAATATCGTTGGACGATGGATACATCAAATCGGCCACCTGCTGGCACAGGTTCCGAAAGGACATCATCTTGCCTTCTTCGGCTGCGTGAAGACTGATAATTTCTTCGGCTTTATTGTCCATAGCTTATCCTCATATCGCCCCCAAATAAGACTGACTGGCCAATTTCGGTTTCTTCTTGCCCGTGATAATAGTCTGTTCAAAGCCGCTCTTGCTCGCCAGACTCTTCAGATAGGCATCGGACTCGAATCCGTCCATTGAGACTAATTCCTCCGGGTCTTTCACCGCAGGAGTCCTGACCTTCTTCAATCCTAAAAAGTTACTTAGCCAACTCATACAGGTTTCCCGTCATCGAATGTGTACAGGTACGGCAAACAGCCTATCATCTGCATAAAGTTACGTCTGTTCATTTCAATACCGTTTCATGCCTTGCCTTTGTGGTCTGTTTCTTGTACGTCTCAGGACGAATCAATCTCGCAGTCTGAGCAGCCAACAGGAAGTAATTCATCGCATTGCGATAGTGGTCATTAGGATTCGTAGAGAAATACTTGAACTGATTCGCCTTCTTAACGTCCTGAATCTTCACCGGGACTATGTATTGCTTGGCGAATTCCTCTATCTTGCGGTTCCTTCTCGGAAGTTTCACCCGTTTTT